ATTGTCGCCGACTTTATCGAGAGCCTCGGATACGAAACAGAGCGAGACGTGTGGGGGATTCATAACTATGTGATTATGGACGTTACAGTGAGATGTGGACCGATACAGATATCGATCATTCCACTGAAGACGAATATTAATTACGACAACCCGCACGACTTTCTACCGAGAGACTTGGTTAGAGATTTGGAGGAAAGATTTGGATCTTACTAACGCAGAGCTGAAGGCTTGGTTAGAACAATGCCCGACTCACACTCCTGAAGTAATCCAGGAGTTGAACGGGATATGTGTTGTGATTTTCAGGCCGAAAGAAGAGAACGGTAATTCGTTATAACTGGTACTTTTTTCGCGGTAATCGCCGCGTTAAAATAGGGGTAGCCCCGCGTACGCGCGGGATTTTGTAACGACCGATAGAAAGGAGAAAGAATGAGCAATAGATTGCCATTTATGCTGACCCTACGAGAACACGTAGGAAAGCGAGTCGATAACATCGACACAACTTTCGCACTACTGCGAAAGATAAGCGAGAGCGAGGAGTGGCCTAGAAGCAAAGAGTTTCTACAGATCCACAAACGCTTTTATAAAGAGAACGAAATCTCGAAAGTTTTCGAGACAACCGAAGCCAGAGGCACTCCCATCGCGGATGCGCTTATAACAGAGCGCAAAGAAGATGAGTATGTCCCAGTTGAGTACGAGCTACGAGGTAGACGGTACTTAGAAGACACTGGCGACTGGTTCGACACCGGTACGAACGATTTCAGTAAGCCCTTTGGATTGTATGACCTACCTAACAAAACAGAGGAGGAAATCAACGAGTACGAAAACGGTTTGATCTTCGTAGACGTACAGTATACCGAGACCGACAGCTACGGGTTTTTATTAATGACCGGCAAGGGACTTATAGCGTTGAAAAACACTAACCCAAACTTGTATCGAGTCCTCACTTCATTAGAAGACGGTAGCTTACATTGGAAAGATGGTAAGTACGCAGAGGAGCTTCATGAGATTACCGAATCATATGAATACTCGGGATACGGTGACGGTGAGGAGATTAAGAAAGTCTACCACAATTACTACCACTGGGAAACGCACCACACACAGGACGGCTTAAGCTTGAGTAGAGAACTCTACCATCCGAAAGCTCCTGGAGAAAAGTATCGACCCGTGTGGATGTCGAGACAGGACATAGCGAGCGGCCCTCTGACCGATAGCGAGTTCTGGCCATTAGAAAACGCATTGAGTAATATCAGAGCAGATCATTTAGTCTGAGTAGTTCTACGAGCGGCCTTACGAGGCCGCTTTAAGAAACACTTAGTTTCATTAACCAATAGAAAGGAGAATTGCAGTAATGAGTAAGTTTAAGATGGGCAAGGTTGTACAAGGTGCGACCTACACAGTCGAACTCACCGCGCAGGAGATAGCCATTTTGTTAGGCGACACCAGTTACGTGAAAGCGAAAAACGAGAACACTGTTCAGCAGTACGAAGTCGCCAGAGAGGTACGACAAAACGCTATCGAAAAGTTGAAAGAGGCTTTCTTTCCGAAAGCAACAAAACTATGGAACGAGGAAGGAATAATATGACAGCTAGAATTATTAACGACGAGGGAGTGCTAAAGTACAACGTAGGCACGGGCAATGGTGAGGTTGAGTTACATCGAGAATTTATTACGATGCACTCGGTTATACAAATAGACATTATTCAAGATTGGATACACGATCTTGAAGAGCTGCTCGAAGAGATTAAGGAGGAAAGAGAGAATGCAGAATAGTATGGAAACGATAACTGCGAGCGGAGAAGCTCTCATCGAACATTACCTGAACGACGACTTCTGGGACTTGAATGAACCAGAATTTGAAAGGTGTTTAGAATATCCTAAAGAGGAAGAAATGATGCGACTCAATCTCGGCGAGATGGTTTCACCTCAAGATTTTGTCATTGCACTGGATGAATACTTACACATACACAACGTCGACTACCACAATTTTGGCAGTTACGAGGTAATTATTTTTAGGTGGGTTGACCCGCGAGGGCTTACAGAGTTTGACTTGTATTATCCTGACAGATATTACAAATTCGACATCTGGCAAGGACAGACCACTAGTTACGAATTGTGCCGCTGGATTCCAGAGGACTAATATAAAAGAGCTGCGGGTGAGGCTGAGTCGCGATCGGCTATACCGCAGTATTAACCAGACGGGAGATAGTACAATGGGCTAGAGTTAGTCCCGAGAAAACCCTCCATCCGATCCTTAAGTCAGTGGAGCAGAAGGGGACATAATATCACGAGGGATCGGCACTCTGCGGGTCGCCACTGCGGAGTGTGCTAAATAGATTTGAGTTGTTCTGCGAGTGGCCTTTCGAGGCCACTCCAAGAAACACTTAACTAACAGAAAGGAGAATTGATTTGCGTAACAGACCTACGATTGAACTACCGGAGAAGGTCTACCGCCGGTTGAACCGAATCAGCAGGGAAGGCTATCGCAGCCCCGCCCAGCAGATTCATAAATGGGTAGACGAGTACGAAGCACAAACCAATAGAAAGGAGAACGATGATGGATAGATCAGACTATACTCGAGCAATCATTTTGCCATTCCTCAGGGATTACTATAAGTGGCCCGATGACATCTCAGACCGCTACGCACGCGGTATGAACGAAGCGCACCAGATGGTGTGCACTTCAGACACTGGCGTGTTGATGGATATGCGAGAGGCAGTACCGAACGTATTCGATATGGCGATTACATACAGCTATGTGAACCCCTACGTTGCAGCACTCACCGAGGACTGGGTGGACAACATCGGGTTCGACCCAGTACAGACGATCGTTTGGAAAAACGCTAGACAATTGTGGTTGAATCACTTACTCAACTACACTAACTACCGGATGAACAAAGATCCGAGGTTCCGCACCTACGATAGCGAAGTGTGGTCCGAGTTCTTTGAGGAGTTTAAAAACACTCCAGCAAAACACCGCAACGAGTTCCTAGTTGTGAACGATGGAGTTTTACTAGCAGAGGCTAACGAGGCACAGTCTGTGTTGGAAGCAACACTGTCCGAGAACACACCTTGAGTACGGTTAACGGTTGACCAAGACGCCGTGACTACCTCGAAGACTCAAGGTGACCTTTTTACTTTGAGGTAGACTTGGATTGCCCCAGTTCATTTAGGTGGACTGGGGCTTTTTTATGCCCAGCGATCACTATTAGATATTAGATATATTGTTCTGTGAGAGATTTAACTTTTTTTAAAAAAATTAACAAAAACGACTAATAGACTAATAGAAGTAATAGAATCAGAGTGAAAGTCTCTAGAACAGTGGATAGTGGTGAGTGACGAAAGTAATAGAAAAACTATTAGTTATTAGTTTCGAGAGAGAATATAAGAAAAGAGGCCACGAGAAAACTTTTACTTTTTATAAAAAAGATTAGATATATAAATTATACTTCACCCAGTTGAAACACTCGGAAAGACTGGATGAAAGAATTAAAGTACACCCCAATGGTTCCTACAGACGATGGTAACGGCTACCTCGACCCCGATGGTAAGACGTGGCAGGAACTCAACTCGAAACAAAAGAAGTTTGTAAGGGAGTACGTTAAAGGCCAGAACGCCACCGATGCCGCTGTAAAAGCAGGCTACACGAAGAATCGCAACGCTGCGAAGCGACAAGGCAGTGTGTTACTCAATCACAACCCACTAGTGCGAAACTATCTGATTGAGCAGGAGATAGAGGCCGAGGAAAGAGAAAAGATTTCCATGGAGAGCCATCTATCTGCTCTACATGATCTGAGGGAGGAGGCGAGGGACCAAGGACAGATTAACGCAGCCATTACGGCAGAGATCCACCGAGGGAAGGCAGGGGGACTTTACATCGATCGACGGGAAGTGCTGACCGCTAAGATCGACGGACTGAGCAAGGACCAGCTGATCGATCGACTGAGCGACTTGATCAGCAAGCGAGCTCCTCGGACCATCGAGGGTGAAGTGATTAACATTAACACTGACTGATCACTCTACTCTACTCTACTCGCTCTACTCTACTCTACTCTACTCGATCAATCGCGCGCCCGCCACCCGCCCACCCACCCATTCATTCATTGAGTGACCGACCGACCCACGGATTACGATTTTTAACAAGCCGTCCAACGGTTTGTTATAACAAGCGTGTGCAAGTTTGTTAACGTGCGTTTGTTTGTTATGTGTCCAGCGTTTTGTTATTTGTTATGTGTGTGTTGACTTGTTAAGTTTGTGTCCAGCGTTTAATCACTTGTTAGTGACTAGTAACAAAAAAGCCCACACAAGGTGGGCTAATTTGTTAGCTAGGTATTAGCTTCTATCTAATACTTTGCTAAACCGTTTTGCATAACCGCTAGCGGTTAAGTGCTTATGTGGCTTTTGAACTGAAGTATATGTTTTTTCAGTGTTCAGGTTTTTGTAGGTGTAAACAGTTTTGCCTGTCTCTTTACCTTTAGAGTTAAGCTGAGGTTTAGTTGAAACAACAGTCATTTCAAGTAACTCATCATCGGTAATACCTGAACCTGCCGCGCCAGATGTTAAACCTTTGTCTAAACATCTTTGCTCATAGGCCCAATAAAAACATAAAGGTATTGGCGGCCATTCAATGTCATTTGCATACTCACGATGAAATATGTTTGTTGAATTACCAGTCGAACCTCCGCCCTTTTTAGACTCAGTTAAGCTAGCCATATCGGCAACGCTTTTCTTCTTATTGTCAATATTTGCAATTGCTTGTTTAACACTGATGTCTGTGTTGACTTGCTTGTTAGCTACGTTTGAGTTAGCCATAATAAGATTCCTCTTTATAAGTTAATTAATGATTAAGTTTATATAACAAGTTAACGCCCACACTCTCACCTTGAAACATGACACTACATTAGTGTAGGCAACCAGCAGTAAACTGTAGGACGTGCAAGCTAATCATTTCCTAATCAGCGACCCCCCAATAAACGCGGAGGCTGTCCCAGTGCGACTCAACTGGCAATGCTAATAGTATAAGCCTAAACCTATGCGCTAAGCAATACCTAAGGCAATGCTAAAACTTAACCTAACCTATGCCTATGACAGTGCGTGTGTTGGCTTGTTAGTTAGTTTGTGTGTGTTGGCTTGTTAGCCAGAGGGGTATACCCCCAACGGCCCTGCGGCCCTACCCACCCACCACGACCCCCTGGTTCCAGCCTCTTTTTTCTCTGTACTTTTGCTATGGGTCCCCAGACCACAAATTTTTCGCAAATTTCCGTGGGACTCCTACTCCAAAAATTTTTCGCGACATTTTTTTAGAGCGTTGCGCGTGACGTGTATAAAGAGTTACGATTCGCACATGGCAGAAAAGAAGAAAAAAGATTCACGGCTCGAAAGAGCTGGAGTCAGCGGTTATAACAAACCGAAGAGCACACCTAACCATCCGAAGAAGTCGCATATTGTTGTAGCGAAAGAAGGGGATAAGATCAAGACCATTCGTTTCGGGCAGCAGGGTGTAAAGACTGCAGGCAAGCCTAAGAAGGGCGAGTCAGCCAAGCAGAAGGCGCGGCGTAAGAGTTTCAAAGCTCGCCATGGAAGAAACATTGCTAAAGGAAAAATGTCAGCGGCTTATTGGGCCGATAAGGTGAAATGGTAATGGCTAGAGACTCCTATGAAATGCAAGAAGAGTTCGAGGGTGAGTTAAGCAAGTCAGATGTTGCACTAGGCGGTTTAAGATATGTAACGGAAGCAGTAGGACTCCCCACCGATACGGAAAGTATTGAAATAGCTACTAGTGGGATTCCTGCATACGCACTTACAGAAGCGGTAAGCGACGGACGGTTATCAGAACTATTAGAAGGCATTGGTGAGTTTGCATCAGTTGAAGAGTTAATTAGTTCGGTAACAGATTTACCAGTAGAAGAGGCAGGACTTGCTGCTACTGTGATGGGGGCGATGAGTCCTGGTGGCCGCTTTAAGAGTATGCGCGAAGGGCTTGAGGCAATTATAGAAAGACTGCTAAGTAAAGAAAAGAACCCAGATAAGTCCGAAATGGATTTATTAAGAGAACAGGGCGCAACCCCTAGTGATCTGAGTAGGAGCAGATCTTCTGCGTCGTATTTTTCGCCGAGAAACAGAGTCGAGAGAGGAACGGAGTCTTTAGCAAAAGATTTAGACGCCTATGATTTAGGCTTAACGGATGAGTTACCTACAGGGGCTTTTCAAAAGTTGTCTGCTATGGCAGAAAGAAAAGGGGTCAATATCGACGACCTTATACAAGAAATACGGCAAAGTGCAATCCCTACCCGTCCACGTTCTAGGTATTATGAAGAGTATAAAAACCCCACATTCCCTTCGGACGAAACAAACCCTGATTTTCTTGATCCGATTAAACAACCCGATAGACGTGCGTCACAAACACAAAGACATCGCACAGCATTATTAAAGCAGCATATGGAAGACGAGGCGAGAATAGCACAAGGTTTACCTCCTCGAGACACTGCGTTTACGCGTCGAAACAGAGGTCTTGCAGACGACCAAATGGAACTAGATTTTAATCGAGAGTCTGAGGGCGGCTTACCTTCTCTTTTTGATATGTTAGAAGATTCGATGAGCCCTAGATCTTCGGAAGCAGGATTAGATGCGGCACTAAGAGGGTTAGATAAAGATTTAGATGCGGCACGCAGATCAGGAACAATGCCCAAGGGTAGTAGTGAGTTTGATCCAATACCGCGTGGAGAAAATGCGTCGACGATAGATTCCCTTCGAGCGCAGTTGAACCAAGAAAATCTGGAGCCTGAAACTGTGAGAAGATATACGAGAGAATTAGAAAGATTACTAAGAGACAATGATGTAGATCCTGACCTAATGGCCTCGGGCGGTCGTCCAGGATTATATGCAAATATACACGCGAAGCGTAAACGTATAGCAGCAGGTTCTGGTGAGCGGATGCGAAGGAAAGGTGAGGAAGGCGCACCGACCGCTGAGAACTTTAGGCAAGCTGAGAAGACTGAAAAGAAAAACATGGGCGGTCGTCCAGGAACGCGACGTCGCAAAAGAATGATGGTGCCAGCAAGTTATAAGACTGGTGGTCAGGTTTTCCAAAAAGGATATTACGGTAAGAGCTACAAATGAGTTCTGAACTAGCGGAGGTTTCTAAGTTCGAGTTAGCTCGAAGAGATAAACTTAATACGCTACAAAAGGTGATGATGGATGTATTAGTAAAACATCCGGAAGCAGAAATAAAACCCATGGTTAATCATCACTTTGCGCCACAAATATATATCAGAGAATTTTTAGGACCGAAGGATTCGATCGTTATGAGCAAGGTTCATAAAGAACCGAATATGTTCATTTTAGTCAAAGGTCATGTAAAGATTGTTTCAACAGCACAGAAAAAAGAACAGGTAGACGTGTTCAAAGACTTCGCAATCTGTACTACCCCTGCTAATACAAAACGGGTAGGCTATTTTTTAGAAGATACCATAATATTAACGGTTCATCCCAATCCGGATGATTCACGAGATATTGAAGAATTAGAAGCGCGGATTGCGATTGATTCGTTCGAGGAGAATGTAGCATGACTGTAGGATGGGTAGCTTTAGCTGCAAGTGTAGTAGGAACAGCAGCAAGTATTACAGCAGGAAAGAAAACGGCAAGAGCGCAAAAAGAAGCGGCCCAAGAAGCGGCGTACATAGAAGGAGCGGCTCCGTCTATTCCTGTAGCTAACGAGTTGGCGATTGAAACGATAGGTGAAGCTGAAGAACTAGGGGCAACCGCCCCAGATTTCCGAGAAGCGTTGGAAGGTACTTACGGCGGCGGCATGTATGACACACAAGATTTTCAAAGTGGTCAGCAGCAGCAGATACCCCCTGAACTTGAAGCGTTGTTAATGCAACAACAAAGCACAGGTATGGAACCCACTAACGTACAATTTGCTCGCAGTGGTGGACCGGTTGGTTTACCACAAGACGTATATCACTTTTCAGTTCCGAAGATTAGCCAGATGCAGATGGACGTAGATCCTGGGGTCAGGAATGTCGGCAATGCGATGATGGCGCAGATGGAAGGTAATCCTGGAATGGGTATGGTAAGTGCGTCAGCAGCGGATATTGATCAGATGGCTGCGGGTGGGTCAGTACAACCTCGACGGTACGAGGATGGAAGCACCGGTGGTATAAGAGCTGCTGTAAGAGAAGCAGGGTTGAAAGAGCTACAAGCTCTAAGGCCAAAAAACATACTTAAAGGTGCAACGGTTGGGCAGATAGAGTCGGCTGGGGACGTACTAGCTGCTGAAGGATTTAAAGAAAAAGCCCTCGAATTAGGAGATTTTGTTCCTGGAGGAGAACGAGTAAACCCGCTTAGGCATCTTAGATCTTTGCTAAGAAGAAGACGGGCTAATAAAGAAGCAAAAGAACTAGAAGAACTAGAAGCTGAAGCTAGAGTGTTTGGCCCAAGATAAGTAAACGATGGCTAGATCTAGCGAAAGAGTTCAAGAACTTTTAGCTGAGAAGTTAGCACAGCAAGATGCTGACCGTGAAGTTATTGGTGGAATAATAGACCGGTACACTCAACCTCCTCCGAAAGAAGACGAGGATTATGATATCAGCGGTATTCCCGAAGCGGAAGAAGGAGTAATAGCTCCTCTTCTTTCTGCCTTTGCCCCGTTAAAAGCAAAACAGACAAAAGCTCCTGAGTCCACTTACGGCGAACAATTTTACAGATTCACCGGAGGTTCTGATGGAGATGCGTTTACTACAGAACGTCCTCGCACAAGCTACACTCCGGGAGAGTACGACTATAAAGTAGGCGAACCTCCGATAATCACCGGCATCAGTGACTTGTTAAAATTCGGCGACCGAGCCTTATTTGGCACACCTGAAGAAAAAGCCGAGGTGAAAAAACAAACACAAGAATTTATAAAAGGACTTCCTCAAATACTTCCTGATTTAATGAAAGGCACAATTAAAAGTGCTCAAAATATTGAAGCAGGAGGTATTACTACCAAGGACGAAGATACTGGTCAGGTTACTAGACCCACCGAGTTTTTATACAACATGGGGTCAACACTTGCAGGTATTGGAGCAGGAACCGCTAGATCAATAGCTCGAACAGCTGGCGACGATGGACAGGTGTTAGGGATTATGGGCGGGGCGCGTATGAAATCCGGTCCTGATAAAATAGCAGAATTAAGAAAATTTGAAGAACAAGCGGTAGCTGAAGGTCGCAAACGTGGGGAAGATTTTCGTCCATTTTATGCTGAGCTCTGGGGAGATCAAGTTGACAGAGGAGAGACTCTTAGAGTATATCGGTCTGTAATTGACGACCAACCTCGTATTGAAATTGATACATCTAATGTTAAAATAAAAGATTACGATAACGCCTTTCAACTTGAAAGCATGCTTAAAGGTGATAATGAACTAGATCTCAAAGCTAGTTTAGACCAGCTACTTGACTTCCCTGAACTGTTTAAAGAGTACCCGCACTTACGAAACATACCTATTTCTTATGACGAAGCTATGGACTCAAATACGGTCGCAGCTTTTCAACGCTTCGCTAATGACCCAGAGAGCGGAGAGGTACTTCTTGGAAATAAAATTCAACAGGCTTTAAATAGAATTAAAGAATTAGAAAAGAATAAAAGAGAAGTCGCTGATGATGAGGCATTAGCACCGATACTTGATCAAAGCATAAAAAAGACTATCGATGAACAAATTCTTTCTCCAATTTTACATGAAGTACAACATGCTGTCCAAGCCTATGAGAGACTTGAAGGCGGCGGGAACTTAGAAAAATTTTTAGATCCTAAAGACGTTTCTCTTTTAGGAAAATATAATGAATATGAAAGTCTCATTGCTGATATAGATAAAACAATTGGAGATTATACAAAAAATCAATTCCGAAATTCTGATATCCAAAGACGAGGAGGTCTTAGTCTTTCTGAAATAGCAAACAGAGAACTAGGAAACGCTGTTCATAAATTTAAAAGAATTAATAAAAAAGTTGAAGCAGACGCTAACGCACATGCAAAAGACGACGGAGCTATTTTATTTATGGACGTCCTTCGGGAAGAATGGCCTAATTTAACGGTTGAAGATAAAGCTCTTCTAAATGCTTCTATAAGCCGCTCAAGCACTACAGGAGCAGCTAAGCTAAATGACCTTCTTAGTAAAACAGTAGAAGTTGATAGCACACCTATGAGGGACGCCTTAAATAACTATGAATTCAGAGACCTTCAATTCGGGCTAGATGATTGGGCAAAAGTATATGATGATCTGTCTGGTTTTTTAATAGACATAGATGATGCGGTATTAAAAGATAGAGCAAATGCAGGAAAGAAACTTAATAAGATTATTAATATTCAAGACATGGGGTACGAACTATATAACCGCATTCCTGGGGAAGTGGAAGCACGGTTGGTGCAATCTTTATTCGAAGGAGTGCCTTCTGATGTTAAAGGCTCAGTAACCCCTGAAATCCCTCAAAGAAAACCAGTTCCAAGGCAAAACACAGAAGACTTTATAAATAGTCTGTTTTCTGAAATGGATACTCCTGATTTTGCAACGGGTCCAGGTGCTAAAGATGCTGCTAATCTTATGATTACTCCGAGAAGACGCGATATTTTACCAGAAACTCCTGAACAGTTTGAAGCTGATCGTCGGTTTATGTATCCAGAGTCTGCCTTAGACGTAGAGCCAAGCGAATTTATATACCATAGAGGCAGTGACGTCCCCGCTAGTCGAGGCAAGACAAAAAGAGCGTTATATGGCCCACCTAAAGGTTTAGCTGATGGAGGACCAGTAGGGGATAGAGTTAATGAACTACTAGACTCGACGTTTCGTAAATGAGTGAGGTACTCAAGGATCTAAAAAACGTAGACCTGTCATTCTTATCTAAGAGTGAAGCAAAAGAATTTACACTCCTCCTTGAAGAACTTGAAAAACGGGACCGTAGAGAAACTTCTGCCTCTAGCTTTATCGACTTTGTAAAAATCATCTGGCCTGAATTTATTAACGGTGATCACCACCGTAAAATGGCACAGGCGTTTGATAAAATAGCAAGCGGCGAACTAAAGCGGTTAATTATCAATATGCCGCCCAGACATACGAAGTCTGAATTTGCATCACACCTGTTTCCTGCTTACTTGTTAGGAAAAAATCCTAAATTAAAAATTATTGAAGCAACGCACACGGCTGACCTAGCCATAAATTTTGGTCGTAAGGTGCGTGACTTAATTGATACTGAAGAATATCGCGAGATATTTCCTAAGACAGAACTAAAAGCTGACTCACGAAGCGCGGGTAAATGGTTAACTTCGCAACGCGGTGAGTATTATGCGTCAGGTATTGGCGGCGCACTTGCAGGTCGTGGTGCTGATCTGTTTATTATTGACGATCCTCACTCCGAACAAGATGCGTTTTCCGATAAATCACTAGACGAAGCCTACGATTGGTTTATGACTGGCCCCCGACAGCGTCTCCAACCAGGAGGTGCTATCGTTATCGTGATGACTCGTTGGTCTAAAAAAGACTTAACGGGCAAATTAATCAAGAAAATGATGCAAGATAAGAATGCAGACCAGTGGGAGCTGATTGAGTTTCCTGCAATCTTGCCCTCGGGTAAGTCGTTATGGCCAGAGTTTTGGAAATTAGAAGAGCTTGAGTCTATTAAGGCTTCGGTTCCTCCTTCGAAGTGGGCGGCTCAGTACATGCAGCGGCCAACCGGCGAGGGTATTTCCATTATTCCGAAGGAATGGTTTAAGATTTGGCCTAACGACGCACCTCCTTCGTGTGAGTATTTAATTCAAAGTTACGATACGGCGTTTTTAAAGTCTGAACGTGCTGACTTTACAGCGATAACTACGTGGGGTGTGTTCTATCCGGAAGGAAAAATTAACGATGAGATGTATCCAGGAGGTCAAGCCCACATTATCTTGATTGATTGCGTAAAAGAGCGGCTAGACTTTCCCGAACTCAAACGTGAAGCGATACGTTTGTACGAATATTGGGACCCCGATTCTGTAATCATTGAAACAAAAGCAACAGGTATCCCGCTAACGCAAGAATTACGCAGACTCGGCATACCGATTAACACGTTTTCACCCAACAAGGGCCAAGATAAGATTGCGAGGTTGAATTCAGTCAGCCCTATTTTCCAAGAGGGCAAGGTTTGGGTGCCAGAAAACCGCTGGGCTGAAGAATTAATGGAAGAAGTTACGGACTTTCCTAACGGAGAGCATGATGATTTGGTGGATTCCACAACATTAGCGTTAATACGCTTTAGAAACGGGGGGTTTTTGAGGTTAGACTCAGATTACGACGACGAAGAGGAATACTACCCCAAAGTCCGTGCATATTACTGATTTATTATTGAATTAAAACGAGGTATCGTTCCGCGTTATGGCTGAACAATTTGAAATTGAAGTAGAAGAGGAGCCTTTCGAAGACGAAACCGTCGAAGTTTTTATAGACGACGAGGGTCTCGCTAGTTTCGGTGATGAATTTGACGAAGAGTATGCAATATCGTTTGGCGAAAATATTGCTGAGATACTAGACGAGTCCACAAGAGGTGAACTTGCTTCAAAAATTACGTCTTATTACCATGACGACTTAGATTCTCGTCAAGACTGGTATGAAACTTTCAGAGACGGTTTAGATTTATTAGGAATTAAAACAAATACACGCAGTGAACCCTTCGAAGGTGCAAGCGGCGTGTATCATCCGCTACTAGCTGAAGCGGTTACGCACTTTCAGGCACAAACTTACCGCGAGTTACTGCCTGCAGGGGGACCAGTAGACACGCAAGTGATGGGCGTCACCTCAGATCCAAAACTTGAACAAGCAAATCGTGTTAAAAACTTCATGAACTACCAGCTTACTTATAAGATGGAAGAATATGATCCTGAAATGGATCAAATGTTGTTTTACCTCCCCTTGGCAGGATCTGCTTTTAAGAAAAGTTACTACGATCCCTCTGTAGGTAGAGCGGTTTCTCGTTTTGTTAAAGCAGAAGACTTAGTTGTCCCGTATACAACCAATGATTTAGTAACTGCTTCACGAATTACTCATGTCATTAGGATGACAGAGAATGATGTAAAGAAATTACAGCTATCTGGGTTTTATCGTGATGTGGATATGGGGTCTCCTTCGTATATTAAGCAAAATGATCTACAAGATAAGATAGATGAGCTTGACGGCGTAGATCGTACAGGTGGAGACGACGAATACACACTATTAGAAGTACACGGCGAGTTTGATTTAGAAGGTTTTGAAGATAAAGATGAAAATGACGAGCCTACCGGTTTGGCGTTACCATATATTATCACTGTTTGCTTAGATACTAATGAAGTTTTGTCGATACGGCAAAATTATGACCCGACAGACCCCATGCGTAGAAAAGTTGAATACTTTACGCATTATAAATTCCTTCCTGGACTGGGATTCTACGGATTTGGCCTAATTCACATGATTGGCGGTGTAACTAAATCCGCTACTGCAATATTACGGCAATTAATTGATGCAGGAACGCTTTCAAACTTACCTGCTGGTTTTAAATCTCGTGGATTAAATATTCAACGTTCTGACGACCCTATACAACCGGGAGAGTGGCGTGATGTTGACACTCCTGGAGGTGTTATTCGCGATTCGTTTTTGCCACTACCTTATAAAGAACCAAGTGGCACCTTAGCGCAGCTATTAGGTCTTTTAGTTGAGTCTGGCCAGAAGTTCGCAGCAGTAATGGATCAAGGAACTGGAGATGGTAATCAAAATGCTCCAGTAGGCACTACAGTTGCAGTGTTAGAGAAAGGTCAGAAGGTTATTTCTGCAATTCATAAACGATTGCATTATGCGCAGCGCAATGAATTCAAAATACTCAAACGTATTTTCGGAGAAGTACTTCCACAAGAGTATCCTTACCAAGTACAAGGTGCACAGGAAAGTGTTTTCCGTGAAGACTTTAGCGATAACGTAGATGTTGTTCCTGTTTCTGACCCTAACATCTTCAGCACCACACAACGAATTATCTTAGCCCAAACGCAGCTTCAGATGGCACAAAGCGCACCGCAACTACATAATATGCGGGAAGCGTTTCGTAAAATGTATTTGGCGTTAAACATACGAGACATTGACGACTTACTACTTCCTGAATTTGAACCAACACCTAAAGATCCTGTTCAGGAAAATATGGATGCCTTAATGAATGTACCATTAAAAGCATTCATTCAACAGAACCACGACGCACATATCCAAGCGCATATGGCGTTTATGCAAAGCCCTCAAATACAACAAAACCCGCAAGCTATGTCAGCACTGCAAGCACATATTCAAGAGCATATTGCATTGAAGTACAGAGTGCAGATGGAACAGATTTTGGCACAACAAGGTATTCAGTTACCACAACCTGGACCGGATGGTCAAATGCCACAACTGCCTCCAGAGACGGAAAGCCAAATTGCGATAGCTGCAGCACAAGCTACACAACAAATAACAGGCCAAGAGCAAGCGTTAGCGCAAGCAATGGCCGCACAGCAGCAAGATCCTCAACGTCAAATGTTCGAAGAGCAAATGAATCTGGAATACGAAAAGTTGTCTCAGAAAGACAGAGACGCGCAGCGTAAGACTGAGCTTGAACTAGAGAAACTAGACTCTCAAGAACGACAGACAGATATTAAGGTTGCTGCAGATCTGCAAGAAGCTGAAATGCAAAATGAAAGAGATATGGATTCTAACTTAACTGAGATCGCGAAAGTTGTTCGCGAATCTAGAGAACAGGAATAGGTGGCTTATTTATTAAGCAACATACCTCATTTTAACGCATGGATCCGAAAAGAATTTACACACAATCATTTAGACTACCACGGAGAGTATTTACACGCGGTTGTTTTTGCGGTAAACACCATTCCAGATAGGTGCTTGTCCTTTCAAGTAGTCTTTACAGGGTTTGAGCTTGATGCAGAAGAAGATGCAGAAAATATACACGGTGGCGCGATGTGGGCTAGGATGCCTATAACCGCGCTTGTTGCAGACTCCGTTTTAGAGGAGATGCCTGAAGCTATGCCTACGCATTTAGCTCAGCCGTGGGATTGTAGTTCTCATGAACACGCAGTAATCAAAATGGATCGTGTTTCTTCTAGTCCTTGGCTTTGTAAAATAGACAATGACTTCTACACGGGACGTTATCTTTTTACTGTCGATTACACAGGTAATGATATCGCTGATGATCCTGCGCAACATAAACAGAGCCATGTGTTAGAGTTGACAGATGCTGGTAAATGGACAGGTAATATCGTTGCACTTCCTAACAACCGCGTAAGAGCGACTAACCCAGCACTTTGGGAGACAGGGTCAGGCGCACCTGATTTTTATCCTAGTCAGCACTTACATAGCGCAGAGATTCATGACAGCTACATGGATCCAAAAGTAACTTTTAATAATTTGTATTCAGAAGGAGACAAGAATGAAGGGTAGAAAGAAAATGCCTAAGATGATGAAAAAAGGTGGACCAGCTAAAAAGAAAACTAAAAAGTCGCCTAAGATGATGAAGCGAGGAGGCAGATCTAAATGAAGCGATACAATCATGAGTACCCTAAACCAAGCTCTCAAGCGGCTGGTGTAAAAGTAGAACCCATGAGCGCATCTGCGGAAGGTTTTGCTCAAGCCAAAGAAATACCGGCTGGAAAAGTTATTGATGGTAAAGAAACCAAAATAAAAGGCGGTGGCGCAGCCACTAAAGGTTTGAATTTCTATAGATACATTAGCGATTAATGGACTATATAAAGTTTTCGGAGCATATGCTTCGCAAAGTACGAGAGCGGCAACAAGAACTCTCGCAAATGTTGGCCTCAGGCAACGCACAGGATTACTCTCATTATGTGAGAGTAGTAGGCGAAATATCAGGTTTAAATTTCGCTGAACAAGAAATCGTGAACCTGCACTCTAAAATGGAAGAGATAAATGACTGAAACAGTACCGGATCGTGTCCTAAATTTCGGGTCTGACACTGAGAAAGAAGATTCTCAGATTACACCTGAAAATGTAGAAGCACACGCAGACAGACTTCCCGTACCCACGGGATACAGGATTTTAATCCTGCCTCACGAGCCTAAAGCCACCACTAAAGGTGGGATTATGCTTGCAAAGCAAACTCTCGAAAAGGAACGAATAGCTGCGATTGTAGGCTTAGTCGTTTCTGTTGGACCAAGCGCATATGCAGACAAGGAAAAGTTTCCAGATGGGCCTTGGTGTAAAGAGGGGGACTTTATTATTTTTGGACGCTATGCAGGGGCTAGGTTCAATATCGAAGGCGGCAGTATGCGGCTTTTGAACGATGATGAAGTACTTGCTGTAATAAACGACCCAGAAGACATTCTGCAATAATATGGAGTTATAGCTGTGGCTGAACAAAATATAGAACTAGAGCTTCCTGAAGAGGAAGTTGATATTCACGAAGCGGATGTGATTCAAGAAAGCACTCCTGACGTGGACACAAGTGATCAAGCAATTGAAGAAACTCAACATACTGAAGAGGTAGATGAGTATAGTGCCGGTGTTAAAAAACGCATCGATAAATTAACTTATCGTATGCGTGAAGCAGAAAGGCGAGAACAAGAAGCAATTAAATTTGCTCAAAATGTTCAAGCTGAAAATCAAACACTTCAAACTAAGTTGACTTCTTCAGATTCAACATTAGTTAATGAATATGACGCTCGCGTTAAGTCTGATTCTGAGAGAGCTAGAAAAGCTCTTAAAGAAGCACAGGAATTAGGCGATGCAGAGGCTATAGCCTTAGCTACAGAAGCAGTTGCTAAAACTTCATTAGAAGCGCAGAATGTTCAGCGTTTACAAAGACAACAAAAGGTAAGAGCTGAAAAGCCACCTGCTGCTCCGCAGCAACAAGCTCCACAGCCCCCACCTCCTTCGATAGATCCTATCACGGAAGACTGGGCAGAACGAAATAAATGGTTCGGGCAGGATCGGGTCATGACTCAGGCTGCTATGGATATTCACGAAGATTTAATCTCCGAGAATAACCAAAGAGGTCAAGTAGTTTGGAACCCTCAAACCCCGGACTATTATAAAGAGGTTGACAAAAGAATGCAGGAATATTTCCCGCAAAAATTTGATCAAGCAAAACCCGTGCAACAACCCGCTGTTGCTGGGCCTAGCCGTGGGGTTGGGTCTCCTAATCGCGGAGCACGCAAAGTTTCACTCTCTCCTTCGCAAGTAGCAATTGCGAAAAGGATCGGAGTGCCGTTAGAAGAGTACGCAAAATATGTATAGAGGAGATAAAGAATGACAGATCGAACTCCTAGGTCTGCTGATACACGAGCAAAGAAAGCTCGCAGAAAAACATGGCAACCCCCTTCAATGTTGGATGCCCCAGAAGCACCTCCTGGGTATAAACACAGGTGGTTACGTGCAGAAGTCCGAGGTCACGATGACAAAGCGAATATGTCTAAACGCATTCGTGAAGGATTCGAACCGGTAAGAGCGGAAGACTATCCAGAGTTTGACTCTCCTACAGTGGACGACGGTAAGCACGCGGGTACAATTGGAGTAGGCGGCTTGGTTCTTGCAAAAGTCCCAGAGGAAACCGTAGAAGAAAGAACTGATTACTTTTCACGAAGAAGTCAGGAACAGCTTCAGGGAGTAGACAACGATCTTTTGCGGGATAGTGATCCTAGAATGCCTATTAGTAAACGGGACATTCAAAGGAACTCTAAAGTTGAATTTGGCAGTCGGGACCCAAGTTCCGATTAAATATCACTCTAATATGAGGGTTTAACAATGGCGAATACGGATGCACCTAATGGGTTCACCCCCGCTTTCTCCCTATACGGGGGAACAATTAGACCCAAGAAAATGCGTATTGCAAGTGCATACGGAACTGCTATTTATAGCGGCGACGTAGTCACGCTTTCTTCGGGCTATATCAACCAAGCGGGAGCAACCTCAACTCCTGTTGGCGTGTTTTACGGTGTGTATTACACGGCTACAGATGGGACTCCTACGTTTTC